CGGCAGTGACGCCTTTTGTATGCGTGCTGTTTTGCGGCTGCTAGGAAAGCCCCTGGAGTGAATCTTCTGCTTCGGCGCTTCGATCCCCAGGTGCTTCATCTTTTGGCGCTTGGCTTTTGCGATCTTCGCCACGTCGCCCTGAGAGCCATGCGTTTTTGAGTGCGCACACTGGACATGCACGGGAGCGCGATTGCTGAGATCGTTTGTACCACCCAGCCCCAGCGGGATAATATGCTCGTCGATAAACGGTTCCCCTGCTTTGATCTTCATCCCGCATAGCGCACAAATCCCTTTGTGGACCTCAAACAGCTTTAACCTCTGCGTCGGCGTCAGCGGCTTGCGTTTTGTTGTGGTGACATCAGTCGTCAAGGCTGATCTCATGCTCTGCGCAAAATGCAACGATCATCTCTAGCAGCTCCGACATCTCTGCTTTGGTCAATGCACTAGTGGAGTGTCTGTTCCCGACAAAGACAATACCGCCATGTATTCCCGGTACAGACATATTGCCCCAGAGCGAGTTGACGAAAATGTCTTTCCAGGCGTGCTCGTCGAATTTATTGCCGCTCCATGTGACCTCTTTGGCGATCTTGCGCAGGTACGGCCAAAGCAAGTCGTTCTGATCGCGCGTGCGTCGGTTAGGGCGCTTAAACGCGACAGAGATTCCTGGAGTGGCCTTTTGGATCCACCCCAGGACTGTTTGCCTATTATCGTTCGTGATCTGAACCCAATTAGGCATGGCTCACCTCAAAATGGAATCTCATCCGAGAGCTGTTCAGACAACGGCGCATTGCTTTTTGCTTGCTGACCGTCTTTGCGTTTTAGCGCCAGTGAGAAAAACTTGGAGCCATCGGCCTTGCGTTCTTTCACCCAGGCATCGAGCCAGTATTCGACGCCTTCGACATTAATGTTGCCGGAAAACTCGGAAGACTTTTCAGACCGTCTTTTGGTGTTCCGCGACAGTATTCCGGTGTTCGTGTTGTCGTACGCCATTCTTATTTCTCCTTAGTTGTTCTGCCTTGGCTTTGTATTTTTCTCGCAGCGTGTCCTTGTCTTCCGTGTGCAAACGAAAGACCTCCTTCGAGTTGTAATCAAACCATTGCTTAAGCTCCTGTGTGTCCTTGGCCATGTCGAGCGCGAATTCCAGGATCAACAAGATTACTTTCGATGTCTCGCTATCAACCGGCTCGTTGGAGTCTCTGTCGTAGGGTGGTGGTGAGTGTTTCAAGTTCGCTGACAAATTTTGTTACCTCGTCTTCTAGGCGTTTCACGAAAGCATCGTCACGCGGTACGCGCTTCACCCACATGCGGCCTTCTGGTGGCATCTTCTCGCAGTACGATATGAAGTCGCACCATTTACGTTCTGGCATGCAGGCGAATTGCCAATGGATTTGTACGAGATATTCAGGCGGTACGGTCTCGGACAGCATGTATTCGACATGCGTCTTCAACTGCGGCGACTTGATCTCGATTAGTCCATCTGGCGGTACGAGGCCGTCAGGCGATGCGCCGGAGTGTGGGATCGTGGGATGATCCACGAATTCGATTTGCTCAACATCGACATCGTTCTCCAGGGCGTATGTCGTGCGCGCATATGGCTCTTGCCTGGTGCCATCAGCCATAAACTGATTGACGAAGAATGCAGTGGGCTCCTGCGTTATTTCTTCGATGGCCAGCTCATGCATCAGGTTGGCGCGCGACGCCTTGTATTTCCCCCTGGAGTCGAGATCGACGATTGCAAAGATGCGGCTGGCAGTCGCTTTACCGACTCGTCGCATCTTCCATTGCCTGTGTCCTTGTACAGCCATCACGCAGCCTGCTTCAGGTCGGCTTTGCGCTTGCTGAAATAGACGCGGACCTCTTTCTGGTGCTCTTCTGTCAGCCCGGCAATTGTTGCTGCGCTATTCTTGCCCCAATTCATCAGCTCGTTAGGGCAGTTAATGGCGTCGATCTCAAAGAAAAGGATCTCACGCATTGACTGAGACTCGTCCTCTGTCGCTGCGTCTACCGCTGGCTCTTTCTGCGTGACAGTAACAACAACATCACGGAAAGCGTCTGCTTCTTCTTCAGAGTAGATCTCGCCATGCAGACCAAGAAGCTTTAGCGTCACTCTGTCAACGGCTCGCTTCTCTGCCATTGAAAAGCAATATGCGTTCTTATTGTTCTTTGGGCTTGCCTCACCAAAAGACCAAACAGACTGATCACCCAAGTAACCCGTCACGCAAACAACCGCGACATCTTTCAGCGCGTCTGCCTGTATGATCACGGGAGGGTCAAATCTAATCCCTGCCTTAGCAGCCATTTGTTCAATGGCTCTGTGGTATGCCACTATCGTCCCGTGGCAATTCCAAACTGCCTCGCGTGGATTGTCGTGATACTTTTCCAATATTTTCAACAAACGCGGGTCGATATTGTTACGCGACATTTTTCTTCCTCCATTCCTTCATGTGCATTCGCATGCACGCTTTGCACGTCCTCCAACCATTGGCTCTTATGCGAGTATTTTCTGGTGAAAACTCATGCCCACGGCTGCAATGCGTTTTTTTGGAATTACGGTCCATTAACGGGCTGCGGCGTAAATTTTCACCGCGAGTCACTGGTTCTAAATGTGCCGGATTTATGCAGCGAGTATTCCTGCATAAATGATCCAGATCGTGATCTGGATTTACAGGACCGCATTCGAGTTGGTATCGAACACGGTGCGCTTTCTGCATACGACCTTCATAATAAATACTGCCGTATTTTCCCGCTGAAAGAGCACCTGTCCAATTGTGACAGCCAGTAAACGGGTCAACAACGAAGCGGCTATAAATACGCTCCTCTATTGTCCCGCGTGGATCAAGTTGACGTGCCATGACTATGCTTTCCTCTTCATGCGAATGATGTCGTCGAATTTATCTGGTACGGGCGGAGACGCCTCTGTCGGCGGCTCTGGGAAAACCAGACTCTTTTCTTTCTGCTTAAAGATGTCGAAGGCCTGGGAGTATCGAAGCTTAAGCGCCTCGTCCTGAACACGGTCAGGATGCAAGCAGACTAAGATCTTCTTGTACTCGTCGCGCGTCAGGGCATATGTATCGGTACGCCAATTGCGCTGCATTTCTTCGGCATAGTTTATCTTTTTACGCCATGCTGGGAGCATGTATGTTTCGACAAGCTCTTTTGCCTTTGCGCTGACAGCGTCGTTGAATTGCGCCTGCATTTCTCGGACCTGCTTACGCAAGGCAATGTCGAATTTATCGCGCCATGATTTCGGCAAGTCTTCTGGCTGGCATACAGCCTCGTCCTTTGCCTTCTCGATAGCGGCTTCGACAGCTTTCCTGGTGTTCTCTTCAGCAAGAAGCTTGTGACGGATGGAGTAAACGACATCGCTGGCGACGCTGGCTTTTACGCTCCCGTGCCGGTTGATAACGTCGCGGCCGTTCTTTGGAAGCGGTATGCCTTCTTCCCTGAACTGACGCAGCATTTCATTAGCGATGACATCTGCGCTACGCAGTTTCTCATCTGGTTTGACTGATTTGTCGGTCATGGTTGTGCTCCGGCGGGGAATGGGTGACGCGCAATACGTCACCCGTTAATGTTACTCAGCCGCTTGGGTTGGAGCACTCAGGGCATTAGATGCTTGCATAGCCGCAAAGATACGGCGACGTACAACCATATATGCGTGACGTAGCTGACGACGTGTGGCTTTTGCCGCAAGTGGATAGTCAGCCGGATATTTCTGCGAATATTCACGCAGAATTGTCACGACACCTTCGATATTGTCTTTGATAGAACCTTCTACAGCGTCCGCATCGTTGTCAGCGCCGATCAAGTTACGCAACTCGTCATAACCATCGTATGCTTTTGTCACGCAAGACTGTACCTCATCGGTCAGCATCTTAGGCTTTTGGGCAAACAGCGCAGCAAAAGCGGCGGAGTTCGATGGCATGTTCACAAGATTAAGCGTAGCTACATTATTAGACATATTACTCTCCTTATGTGCAATGGCCGAGCCATTAGTGGGGCGTCATTGCCCAATAAGCGCACGCGAATGCGCTTAATGTGCCTGACTGCGTCTGTGCTTTTCAGCCTGGATCCAGCGAATGGCTTCACGCATGTAGTAGTGAAACTGCGCAGGATCCTTTCCGTAGATTGTGGGACGGCGCAGGTACGATCGCGCCGTCTCCCGACTAAACCGCGCCATGTAGACTCTGTGGTTTACTGGCGTG